TATATGACGTGTTACTTCCTGTGTCAATATCTGCATAAGCTTTAATAAATGGTATTCCTACCGAAACTGTAGCCTCTTGTCCAGTTAATCCAACCACCTGATCTGATACATCTAATGATCCTACAGAACCTGTAAAAGAAACTCCAGTTAAACCCATAACTTGATCTGCTATGGTTAATGAGCCTACTGATCCTGTCATAGAAACACCTGTCATATCAGCAACTGCAGAACCTAATCCTACAAGAGATCCAACAGAAAACTCTGCCTGTTGACCTGATAATGTTTGTGCATTGTTTGGAGCAATCGCTGTTCCTTGTGCTGATGTAATAGTAAGTGCTGATGGTAAAACTAAACTACCCCCAAATCCTAATGCTGTTCCTTGAGATGAAGTTATTGATTGTCCTGTTAATGAAACATCTTCGTTCGGTGCAACTGCAGTTCCTTGAGAAAAAGTAGCTGACTGACCCGTTAGACCCATAACTTGATCTGAAGGTGTAATTACACCATTTGCAAAAGTTGCAGATATGCCTGTCATAGCAACGTTTGCATCTGCTGTTGTAGTTAATGAATCAACAGTTGATTGAAAAGATACTCCTGACAACTCAACTGTTTTTGGAATTACTGGTGATATAGAACCAACAGATCCTGTAAATGAAACTCCTGTAGGTTCAACAACAGCTGCTGCTGTTATACTTGTTCCTGATCCTATTGAAAATGTAGCTGATACGCCTGTTAATGAAACTGTTTCATCAGCGAGATTACCCCACTCACCATCATTCCATGCTTTTGCACCCCAACCAGTTGCGAGTAATGCATCACGGTTCCAATAAGCCTGGCCCCAGGTGAATCGACCCCATCCTGAAGATACGTCGGACATCTAGTCCTCCTTACGCTAATCTTATGATTGCGTTTGTAGCGTCTGCTGTAGGAAATTGAATTGTAAACGTTCCGTTAGTTGCAGTTTTATCTCCACCAAAAGCAATCGCACAAACTGCATCAGTTGTACCTGTTCCAGTTGCTGTTGTTGTGTTGTAGATCAAAGCTGCGTTTGCTGTGAACGTTGCAGAAGAATAAGTTACATCAGAAAAATCTGTAAACGCAGTTGTTGAAGATAAAGAAACTCCTGATCTTGTAAGAGTTGCTCCACCTGCTGTGTACGCAGATCCAGATGTGTTTGTAATTTCTTCAGAAGTTGAATAGTCCGTAGTAGAAGCACCTAAAGTTGCATCACTATCAAATAGTGCAATTTTAAAAGTATCTCCACCTGATGACGAAAAGTTGTGTTTCCCTTGTAAAAGTTCTTGTTTAAAACTTGAACAGATTGCTGATGTATTTGCCATATTTTATCTCCTATAACGGGTTTGCTGAGTTAATTGGTATTCTGACTGTACCATCAGTATAGTCATCTCTTCTTCGTCTTCCAACTTGCTCGTTAGCAAACTTCTGTATCTCTTGTTTATACCTGTTTTCATAAAGTGTCAACATATCCATAGGGCCTTTTAGAAAGCCATAAGCCTCTGCCAAACAAGCATATAATAAGCCATTTGGTAAGTTTAAACTGATATAGTTGGTATCATTATTTTCCAAAAGATCAGGCATTTTATTATAATGCACTCTAAATTTATAAGTAGTATTTGGTGTTGGAGCTAAAAATATACGTCCTGAATTAGTATCTGCTTCACCTGTAGCACCACCAAACATAGCATAGTATTTTGGTTTACCTTGCGCTGCAGACGTGCCTGTAATCGGTTGATACTCTTGTAGGTATGTAACATCTTTCTTTTCTAACCAAGTATTAGCTCCAGTAAGCACAGAGCTTGAATCATAAACTTGTATACCTCTAATAAATAAACATCCAGCAGGAGCATTTATTGTTTCTTGTCCTGCAACTAAATTACCTGATTGTTGTTTTCTGTCTGCATCAATAGGAACATCTCTCATAATTCTATATTGAGCGTTTAAAATAATATTTTCTAAAACAGAATCTGATAAAACAGTTGAGTCTGTTTCAGTGTAACTTTTTATTTGTGTTTTTAATCCTGATGCACTTAATCCTGCCATTATTTAGATCCTTTATGTTTTCTAAGAATTTTTTCTAGCTTACGATTTATAACAGTTTTTACTTCTGCTTTTGGTTTTTTAACAAACCAACTTTTTATGCACTCAATGTAACGGGTCCAATTGAACATCCTAATCCTCCTCCTGATACTCCACCTTTTGTAGCAGTATCTGTATCAACTGTAAAGAAGAAGAAATTTGCTACAGCGTAGTCTGTAGAAACTCTAGCATCATCTACATATAATCCTGTTGTAATTGTATAACCAGCAGCTTTTGCAATATTAGATCCAGATATACCATCAAAATTTTCTGGGTTTGCATAAGCAAAGACAGCGTTTGTTGGACTTCCTGTTCCTGGTGATGTAGTTGGCTGTCCTCTAAATCTATATGTTGTTGCAGTTGTTAATCCGTGACCAGGAGCTGTTACATTTATAACTCCAGAACTTGCAGCGTAAGTTTCAAACGCATCTACAGGTAAAAAATAAGATACAGGGTTTTCTGTTCTTGCAGGTCTTATATTTGCAAGTGATATTGCATCAGCACTCATTGGCTTCGGCTCTAATTGTGGTTGTTTTGGTTCGTATTCAGACATATGAACTAAAGATCCATTCCACTCTCTAACCATTTCATTATATGGAAACTCTAAACCTGACCTATCTGATATGGCTTTAGCATATTTTCCAGATGCATACTTTGGCATTATGTGCTTGGGTAATAAGCTTTAGGAGTAATATATGTACTCGAAGCTGACCCATCCTCTGCTAAAGCTCTAGCTAATTCATCTTCATACATTAATTTCATAGCTTGAACTAATTCTGGTTTATACTTTTGTGAAAGATAATAAGCTAGTCCTGACACCATACAAGGAACAAATCTAAATGGAACATCTGTTGCATTTGTATAGTCTCCAACATCTTGAATTCTTTTTATAAAATAAAAATGCATATCTTTTGATGCATTTGTAGAGTCTGGTGTTGGGTAAACATGTATAGTTACTTTATCTACAAATCTTTCAACCCAATATTGATTAGGTGTTCCTTTAGAAAGTTTGTTTGAAAATCCTGCGTAAGTAGATCTATCTACTTTTGTCATCGGAGAATCTGCTTGTGTTGTTTGTGTTCTATTGGATCTTAATTGTGCTTCTAATACATCAGACATTCCGTAGACACTTGCGGGTGCAGTTGTGGTTGCACTTGTGCCATCATCACTTGATCTAAAAAAATCATAGTCTGATTGTCCTTCAATTAAATCAAGGTTAGTGTCTCCAACTTCCCAATAGTGAATACCTCTATTGCCCCACTCTTGAAACAATATGTTAAGAGATCTTCTTGCTGATTTTAATTGATAACCAGCTACATTTTGTAGACCAATACGTTCGTGAGCTTCTTCTAT